GTGGTGGATCAGTTATATTCACATCAGGTAATATTCCAACATCAACTCAGACAGTTGTATTAAGACGTAACATTCCACAAACACAATCAATAGATTATATCGCTAACGATCCATTCCCTGCTGAATCTCATGAAGAAGGTTTAGACAGAGCAACAATGGCAATTCAACAATTACAAGAAGAAGTAACAAGATCAATTAAATTATCTAAAACAAACACAATGACATCTACAGAGTTTACTGTAGGTGCTACTGATCGTGCTAATAAAATTTTAGCATTTGATACTAGTGGTGAGTTAGCAGTTACACAAGAACTTGGAACATATAAAGGTAACTGGACTACTGCAACAGCTTATTATGTTCGTGATTTAATTAAAGATACTTCTAATAATAATATTTATATTTGTAATACAGCACATACATCTACAGGATCACAACCTATATCTTCTAATGCTGATGTGGCTAAATGGAGTTTAATAGTTGATGCAGCTTCTGCTAGTACATCTGCAAATGCCGCAGCTAATTCAGCATCTAATGCAGCTAATTCTGCAAACACTGCTGCAAACCATGCTTCTAATTCTTCTAACCACGCATCTAATAGTTCTAATTTTGCAAACAACTCATCTAACAGTGCTAATACATCTGCAACTTATTTAGCTGGTGTTGCTGCCAATGCTTCTAATTCTTCTAACTTTGCAAATAATTCTAGCAACAGTGCTAACGCTTCTGCATTGTCTGCTTCTAACAGTTCTAACTTTGCAAATAATTCTAGTAACTCATCTAATTCTTCAGCAAATCATGCTAGCAACAGTTCTAATTTTGCTAATAATTCATCTAATAGTGCAAACTCTTCAGCATCTAGTGCAACTACTGCAACTACACAAGCTGGATATGCTTCATCAAATGCTGCAACTGCTACAACACAAGCAGGTTATGCAACATCTAATGCGACAGCGGCTTTAGGATATTCTAGTAACTCATCTAATTTTGCTAACAACTCTAGTAACTTTGCTAACACTGCTAGTAATGCTGCTAATGCGGCTAATGCTGCAAGAGATGCTGCTCTAGTTGCTGCTGATAATTTTGATGATGTTTATTTAGGAGCTAAAGCAAGTAATCCAACATTAGATAATGATGGCGATCCTTTAACTGCAGGAGATTTATATTATAATACTACATCTAGTACATTACAAGTTTACTCAGGTTCTGCTTGGCAAGCTGCTGCTGTAAGTACAGCTGGTTTTGCTACATTAGCTGGTGCTGAAACATTAACAAATAAAACTTTAACATCTCCAACATTAACAACTCCAATATTAGGAACTCCTACATCTGGAACATTAACTAATTGTACTGGATTACCAGTAAGTGGAATTACATCATCTACAACTACAGCTTTAGGTGTTGGTAGTATTGAATTGGGACATGCAACAGATACAACGATAGCTCGTTCAAGTGCTGGTATTGTAACTATTGAAGGTGTTAATATTGTTACGACATCTTCTACAGATACACTAACAAATAAAACAATAAGTGGTTCTTCAAATACTCTTACAAATTTAAACAATTGGCAATCAGTTAAAACATCTTCTTTTAACGCAGTATCTAATCAATCATATTATGTTAATACACATCTGGTGCTATTACAGCTACATTGCCAGCATCACCATCTCAAAATGATGAAATAAGATTCTTGGATGTTGCTGCAACATTTGATACAAACAATTTAACTGTTGGAAGAAATGGAAAACCTATACAAGGTTCTGCCACAGATTTAATAGTTGCAACAGAACGAGCAGGATTTTCTCTTGTTTATTATGATGCAACACAAGGATGGTTAATCAAGGATAAATAATATGACAACATACGAAGAAGCAAAATATAGTTTTAGTGGTACAAGCATAACTGGATTAGCAGGTTTAAATACTGGATTAATAATTCCATGGAGTACAACTACTGCACCTTCTGGTTTTTTAGAATGTGATGGTACAGCTGTATCAAGAACAACATACGCAACTTTATTTGCTGTTGTTGGAACTACTTATGGTGCTGGTAATGGATCAACAACTTTTAATCTTCCAGACTTAACTGATAAAACAGTTGTAGCAAGATCAACAGCTAACTCTAAAACATTAGCTCAAACAGGTGGAGCAAACACTGTAACTCCTACTGGAAACATCTCAGGTTCTACTGGAAGTACCACTTTAACTACTCAGCAGATTGCTGCTCATACACACACAACAGGAACTGCAATGTTTAGTGGTGGTGTTTTTAGTGGAACAGATTATTCTTATGCTGGTAGTGGAAATACAGGTTCAACAGGCGGTGGACAATCTCATAACCACACTTTATCAGCTAACTTTGTAGGTAGTGCTAATTCAGTTCTTCAACCATATTTAGTATTAATGTACATTATTAAAACATAATGATTTTATTTTATAAAAAATTTAATATAAATAAACTATAAGGAAATATTATGCACTTAACAGTAATACCATCAGATAAACAAATTTATTTAGAAACATCTGATACACAATATCCAAAAAGACGTTGTCATGTAATTGATAATGATTTAGAGTTTTGGAATTCTGTTGATTCACGAATACTTGCGATTCAGTATCATTCTAATGGTTTAAAACAAATTGAATATGATAATCCAAGAGAAGATGTAGTTATTACAGATATTTCTGAAGTTCAAAAATATGTAGATAGATTTAATTTAACAGAGCAAACTTATCAAGCTCAAATTTCATGGGATAAAAATAATATCTCTGAAGAAACTAAAGAAGAAAAAATCAATAGACTTGGTCCAAGACCATAATTACTTATAACTAATCCAAGAAGTAGCAATATACTTTTCACCACTTAATGGTGGGTTACCTCTATGCACATAAGGAAACGTAGCTGGAAAAATACATATTCTTCCTTTAACAGCTTTTACTCTTTGTGATTGTAGTAGAAATTCTGTTTCACCACCTTCTTCAACTGTGTTTAAATATATAGTATATGCCAATACTCTTTTTTGCATATCCTTTGGTTCATTGTGTTCAACGTGCCAAACATGATAACCTTGAGATGGTAATGTTTTTTGTATTTTAACGTAATCTGTTACAATATTTTCTGATGTATATTTCTTAATATTAGTTTCTATATAATAATGTCTTAACGCAATATCAAAATTAACCATTAATAATTTTAATTTATTAACATTAAATTCTTCTTCAGTTAAATCTTGTGGTGTACAAAATAATTGTTTATCATTTTTAAAATCTTGCGTAGCACCTTCAGATGTAAATCTTGAAAATACTTTATTAAATTCATTATATTTATTAAACAACTCTATAGCTTCATCACATGCTTGATCTGGAATATATCCATCATATACACCTATAAAATCTTTAATATTACTTTTTCTCTCTTGCATCACCTAACTCTTTTATTAATTTATTTTTTTTCCAATCAGTTCCTTCAATAATATTTGTAACTAAACAATATCTAGTTTTACCATCTTCTTCTACTTTTGGAACTCCATGTAATATATTTGGTGGAAATATATAATAAGATCCTCTTTTTGGTTGAATAGTCATTTTAAGTTCTGGAAGTATTAATGGAGATCCTTCAGTTAAATATAGAATTAAATGATAATCTTTATGCGTGTGCATAGCCACACTATCTCCTTTTTTAATTTCATTACCCCATGAATCAAATGATATATTTTTATTATACCAATTATTTTTATTAAAAAATGGATTTGAGTTTTGATGTTTATTAACTACATAATCTATAAATCTATGAAACTCAGGCTTGTCATTAAAAAATCCCCATGTAGTTTTACCACCATAAACATTAGTAATTTCTGTTGTATCTAAATTTTGTGAAATCATTGTAATCATATTCATCATATCAACCACATTATCATATACTCCATGTGATACCTGTACTGTTCTTGGATATGTTACAACTAAACTATGTGAGAAATTTTCTTCTTGTTTTATTTCATCTACTATTATCATACGTTTTCTTAATTTGGTTTAAATGCTTGAATAGTAAAATGTATAAATCTAAATGGATCTATACCTTCATCTACTATTGGTTGATTATTTTTTTTAGCTTCTTCTATATATTTATCACAAATATTATTTAACTTGCTAACCCATATAGGCACAAGAATATCATATACTGGTGATACAAATAAATTGTTTATGTTTAACCCTATATTCATTGTTTTGTTTTAATATTTATACTATAATGTGTAAATAAACAAAAGGGATATTTTAATAAAATTATGAACATATTGATAGCAATACCATGTTATGGTGGTAATGTTAGTAATCTAACATTCCATTCTATATTAAATACATTACGTTGGTTAAATAATTCTGGACATAATATTAG